TGCCAATAGTAGCTTCTAATCTTTCTGGAACATTTGCACTTTCTGCAAGTGCGCCTCTATATAGGTAAATTCCAAATTTGGCGTTATCTTCTGGACTTTTGCAGGATCCTACATGAAAGTATTCCATAATATCTCCGTTCATTTTCTATTTATGATATGATTATTGTACCACAACTTCGAGTATTGAGGTTATCATGTTTGACACAAATGATAAGTCGTTAATTCTACCAGGACATTTTGGTTCTTCATCAGATAATATAAAAATTATTAAAAATTTTGTTGAACTAGAAGATCTAAAAAAAATACAATCTTTTTTGCCAACCATTAATGAATGGATGGATGCTGGAGAAAATAAGTATGCAGCTGACGGAACTTGCACTTACGATGCTTCGTATTGGCAAAACCGTCAGTGTAGTGGAGAAATTTTGTCTAGAATTAATTTAGATATCTATAATTTAGTTGATAAATATATTATAAAAATGAAATGGCTTTTAGAAGATAATTTTAAAGTAAAACTATCTGTAAGACCACCTGTTATTGTTCGATGGTTTCCTGGCCTTGAGCAACAACCCCATGCTGACAAGCAGCTAAATGATGGTTCACCTAATCCATTTCCAACTTATGATTTAAATTCTTTAATTTATTACAATGATAATTTCACTGGTGGCGAACTTTATTACCCCCAGCATGATTTAGAAATCAAGCCTGAACCGGGTTTAGGAGTTGCTCATCCTGGAGATATCAACTACCTTCATGGTGTTAAAAAAGTTCTTAGTGGAGAAAGATTTACTACTCCATCTTTTTACACTATAACAAAGTTGTTATAATAATACTTTTCCAGGTTTTTCTTCAAATAGATGTTTTAATTGCTTTGCGTCTGCAATAAATAATGGAGTTGTTGCAGCTAAGTATAATATACCCCAGATGCTGTACTGCCAATTAAATATTAAATATATTAAATAACCTATCATTGTGAATAAGTAATCATATTTAGATATAAAGAGTAACCACCCAACATTATAATATGGTTTGAGAGCAAAATACAGATTTACTGGGAAAGTTGCTGTAACTATAAATAAGAAAAACAAAGCTAATTGACCAATATTGCTGACATTAAAATCAACACACATTGCCACAAGCACTAAAAAAACTATAGAATAATGATGCTGTATAACTGACTTAGTTAAATACTTTTTAACTTTTATAAGGCACATGAGATCTACGGCCATGTAGGCCATTGCTATTGATCTTATTGCGGTATTTGGATATATGCCATTAGCTATATCTGTTAAATAATAATACAACAGTGTAATAAATGTAAAAAAACAACTTAATGATTTTATTAAATTAGAACAGCTAAATGGTTCTTTTGGGTGAATTTTACCATCTGGCCTAAAAATAGATAAAACTTTTTGATTGCTATATAGCCAATTTACAAATAAACAAGTAGCTAAAAAATATATTATAGGTATAATATTGGCTGTTACAAATGGATTTCTAAACATTTATAACAGCCTTTATTAATTTTATCCTACCTATTAAACCAGACTTACTTGAACGCCGGTGGGAAGAATGGCGGAAAGAATGGTGGGAAGAATGGTGGGAAGAATGGTGGGAAAAACGGCGGGAAGAATGGTGGGAACCATGGTGGGAAGTACGGCGGGAAGTACGGTGGAAAGTACGGTGGAAAATATGGTGGGAAAAACGGAGCGTGTCTTTCATACGAAATTGCTGTACCTAAAGGAGTAACAGTTGTATCTGTTAGTGCGGTTTTAACCTTATTGAGATCTGCTGCAACTGCTGTTGCAGTGTCAATTGGTGTACCAACAGTAAAACCAGCGCTTGTTATCGTTGTATTAGCTGTTGAATCAGCTGTTCCGTGCAGCTACTGTTGGTTTTGCTGCTTTTCTTTTAGAACCTTTACCTGGCTCTGGTGTTCTATTTGTTGCCATGTTATGCTGCCAAGTCTCCTAATGCTACCCATGTATCAGTAGCTCTCTTAATAAGTGTAGCAGATGACCACTGCGTACGCAACTTAAGACCTGGTGTGGCGTTAACTGTAACTCCAGCTTGAGCAGCAATTGTTGTTTGACCAGATCCAGTTTGAAGAACTGTAATTGTTGTTCCGACTGGGAAAGCAACGTTTGAATTGCTCGGTACAGTAAGGTTATTCGCTGATCCTACGTTCATTTCAACCATGTCGCCTCTATCACCTAAAACTAGAGTATAGCTTGCTGTCTGGGCGTTTGTGACCGTATCACTAAATATTCTTTGATATACTGTGCCATCGTTTGTAAACTCCCAACAATCGTCTGTTTCATTCCAGCGGAAAACAACATTTGTTGAGGTTCCACGCTCTACTTCAATTCCAGCGTTCTGGCTTGGTGTGCCAGCTTCATTGTTATTTAATATAATGATATTATCATCAATTGTAAGCGTTTCTGTATTAATACTTGTTGTAGTTCCAGAAACTGTCAGGTTACCAGAAACAGTCAAGTTTCCAGCAACTGTTGGGTTAGATGTGTTAACCCAAGCCGATCCATTATAAAGAAGGACTTGATTTGTAACTGCTGAAGTTATTGTTACATCAGAAAGTTCTGATACGCCAATTGTTTCAGCAAGACCTGTACTAACCCAAGCTGAACCATTATATTTTAAGAATTGACCATTTGTTGCGCCTGTTACTGCAACGTCGCCAATATCATCAAGATTATTGATTGTTGGAATTGAGGCCCATTCAATGCCAGTAGCAGCAGATGAATTAGCTTTTAAGTAATATCCATCTGTTCCAAGAGAAAGAACTGCTGGAGTATCATTTGCTGTAGCAGTAAAGATATCACCCTTAGCATTTGCTGCTGTCTTTAGAATAGCGTCATCTGATATTTGAGCAACGACGAAAGCTGTTGTTGCGATTTGTGTATCGTTTGTATCAACTGCCGCTGTTGGTGCTGTTGGAGTACCTGTTAAAGCTGCGTTTGCTGATGTAGCGTAACCTACAAATGAAACGTTTGCAGTTGCAGTTCCAGACACTCTACCGTATGAGTCAACAGTTAATCCAGTAACAAATGTTGTTGTATTTGAACCTGTTGTGTTATTTTGTGTGACCTCTGCAAGATCAATGCTGTCTGCATTGACAACTATTCTTGAGGCACTTGCGGTGACGACGTCAAGGCTATTGCCAGTTTTTGTTAAACCATTACCAGCTGTAAATGATGCGGTACCTGTAAATTGAGTATAGTCCAAGTTGTCTGTACCCAATACTATTGCACCACCTGTACCTGTTCCAATAGTTGTAAGAGTAAATGCTTGGCCGCCATTATTGGTTCCACCAATTACGAATACTGCGTCTCCTGCTTTAACTTGACCTGCAATACTATTATCTGTATCTGAGCGGCGTGTAAGAACGAATGGGGCAGAACCATCTACGCCCTGAGCGGTAATGTAGTAGATGCCATTTTGCTTTGGATCAGCTTGATTTTTTACAAGAACAGATTTTCCTGTTGTTTGAGCTGTACCATCAACAGTAAGTCTTCCGTTAGAGTTCCCTGTTAGGGTAGCGCCAACTCCATCAGTTCCATTGGCATAGGTGCATGCTGGAAGCGCTGCTGCAGTAGCAAAATCAGCTGCTGCATGCCAGTTCATTCCTGCTGCAACTGTATCTACATATCCCCTTGTGGCTAATGCTGTAGATCCAGTTCCTGCATTTGACGCAACAACTGAAGTAACATTTAGTACTCCGTTGGCTGCGATGTTACCAACAACTGTACCACTCGAATTTTTAAACTCAACAAGTGGGGCTGTTGCGCCTGAGGCTGCTTTGAAAACTGCTGATTCATCATACACCGTAATTTCAGGTGCGGTTTCTGTTCTTAAACGTGCCATATCGCTCCTAGCTTAGGATTATAAAAAGCTATTGATATAGTAATAGAAATATTCTAAAATTATTGTGTTATTCTCTTTAAAAATTCTAACATTTTTCCGACATATTTTATGCGGCCAAAGTGAGTCAAATTAATAGTTGGATCAACCCAAACTTTGCCACCCATTTTTTGCCAGTATCTACAAAAGCCATAATCTTCTGACAAGAATCTACCAGTTTCATCAACATAAGAATTGAATAAGGCATACGCATTTTCTGCCTCGTTGCCTGACAGGGCTCCAGTATCATCTTTATATTTTAATTTCTTATACTTTTTAAACATTTTTTCAAAAACTTCACGCTTAATTACCATAAAGCCAGTTCCTGCTTCAAAGCATTCAATTGCACCGTTGTCTACATTAAGCTTGTTATTCCCTGGTTCAGTTAAGTGAACAACGTATCTTGAAGCGTATTCCATAAGGTCTTTTGATTCAAGCCCATTGTTAACACCCTCTTTTACTCTATCCCAATTAATTTCTTTAATTGGATAAGAAGCGGTCATGACATCTTTATCATGCCAAAGAAGTTTTAAAATTGCCTCTTTGTCAAACTGAAGATCAACATCAATAAAAACCATATGGGTAAAGACTTCTGCGCCCATGAACTTGGCAACAAGATTGTTTCTTGCGCGATTAATTAACGAATCTGATATCGTGCAAACAGAATATTTTAAGCCAATTTCTTTATAATATAAAAGAGCTTGTAAAAAGCTCATCATAAAAGGCTCTGTTACATGAGAATCATAACATGGGAGTGCAAAGAAAACGTTCCATTCTTGGATTTTTTCTTTAGGAATTGTGATATTTATTTGCTGTTCTTCTATAGACATAAATAAATTATATCACAAAAACTACCAAGTGCTCAAACCAGCTCTTTTCCAAGTATTTGTAGAAACGCAAATATAAATATAATTTTCGTCATAAGCTATATCACCAGTATTACCAGCAGCTGATGAGCTTGAAGGAATTTGTGCAGCAATTTCGCTTAGTGCAGGAACATATCTACTGCCACCAACACTAGTAAATACTGTTATTTTTTTTGAATTGCTTGACGGAGGTTCTTCAAAATATACGGTAGCAGTATTGACTGTGGTGGCTTCCCATCTCGTTATAATTAAATCAAATTGACCAGTCAATGATCTAGTAATTAAAGCAATATCTCTAGTGTTTAAATTATGGGTTATTGTAAAACTTGTTGAAGAACCATTGCCAACAATAGCCGTATACGATGCGTCTACTGAAGGCAAATACACAGAAGCAACTAGCGAATTAGAGCTTGGAGGAGCAGAAAAATCTAAAGTAACTCTTTGTGCTGTAGGCGAATATGCTAATACTTGAACAACTTCATATGGAGAATCCGCTGATCTTACAACAACAGAAACATCTCTAGAACCAAGATTATGATCTAAGTTTATAATAGAATCTGATCCATTACCAATAGTTGCAACATAATAGTCAAGTGTGCCAGCAGAAGTTATGAATACTCTTCTTGAAGAAGGGGAAACGACTGCAGAAAAATCTAAAACTACTGTATTTTCAGTAGTTGCTTCCCATCTAACATTTACAAAATCATATGGACTATTCGCATCTCTTACGGTAACTACAATGTCTTTAGTATTTAAATTATGAGTAACAGTATAAGTTGAATTAGTCCCATCACCTATAGTTTCAGTATATGATGCTGTCTCAACAGCACCTTCATCGGATGCTGGAGCAAACTTAGTCCCATCAAACTTTAATATTTGGCCTGATACAGCACCGGCGGGGTCAATCTGTACGCCATTGATCGTGGCGGTGTCGCCAACAACTAAGCCATTTTTAACTACAAAATCTTTGTCTGCCACTAAAGTTCACTGTCCCTCTAGTTTTAAACTTATTATTAAGTTTTAAACTTACTAAATATATTACACTGCTATCAATGTTCTTGCAACTTTTACAGTGGCATTTGTTGAAGCTGCGTCTGTAATTGTCACTCTTAACAACACGTTTCCAGCTGATATTGATGTTGAAACTGCCAACGGTATTCTGGAAGCACCAAGTTCAATTACAGCATATTCTGACATGTAGGAGTCTGTTCCATCATGCGCAAGGAGGACTTCTGAGCTTGTATACTTAGAGCCTTGAGTAACCTGAATCAAGTACTTGGCTGTTCTGTAAGCTGTTTTACTAAAGCTATCAACTGTTGTTATTGTGTTAACAGTCACTGCTTGAGTTGATGTATTAAGTTCTCCAGTTGAATCAATGGTGAACGCACCAGCAGCTACTGTACTGAATTCTACTGCTGCATTTGTAGCTACACTCTGACCAATTGAGAAGGTTGGATTTGAACCCTCACCACCGGCATTAGCAATTGTTACGCCAGTTCCAGCTGTAACATTAGCCAAATAATCTCCAACAGTGTCTGTTCCAAGATTAATTGCATCATTAACCCAGGCTGATCCATTATACTTAAGGAAATCACCAGAAGCTGCAGATGCTATTGTTACATCGCCAATATCATCAATTGCATTGATTGTTGGGATTGAAGCCCACTCAACTCCGTAAGTTGCTGAAGAATTAGCCTTCAAGAATGAACCGTTTGTTCCAACTGAAAGTATCGCTGGCGTATTGTCAGAACTTCCTACGATTAAATCACCCTTAGCATTTATCTCGGACTTAAGTATTGCTGTTGTAGTATCACCAAGTTCTGTGTAGTTAGTTCCATCATTGGTGAATTCCCATTTATCTGAAGTTTCGTTCCAACGAATTTCAACATTTGTTGAAGTACCGCGTTCAACTTGAATACCAGCATTAGTGCTGGGTGATGCGGTCACGCCAGAATTAAGGACTATAATATTATCCTCAACAGTTAAAGTCTCAGTGTTCAGGGTTGTTGTATTACCCTGAACCGTTAGGTTGCCAGTAACAGTAAGGTCCTGTCCAATTGTTACATTTGAAGGAAGGCCAATCGTAATTGAACCAGCAGAAGCTGAAACTTCAACTTCATTTGCTGTGCCAGCCAACGATGTTACAGTATTGGAAGAAAGATCACTAATCTGCGAAGCATTAATTGAGATAGTTGTATTTGATGCTGCAGTTAACCTACCTTGAGCGTCAACTGTGAATGATGCAACTGAGTTTGCTGAACCATAGTTTCCAGCAGTTACTGCGGTGTTAGCCAAATCTATTGTAACTGCACCAGATGAACCGCCACCACTAAGGCCAGTTCCAGCTGTTACAGACTCAATGTCTCCAGCGTCATTTGTAAAGCTTATAACACCAGTGCTCGAGTTGTACGCAAGATCTCCTGATACACTGATAGCAGCTCTTGCATTTGATGTGAAATCAGAAACTTGACTTGCAAGAATGTTAACGGCATTAGAACTGGCTGCTGTCAATCTACCTTGTGCGTCAACTGTGAAACTTGGTATTGTATTTGCATTGCCATATGAAGCAGCAGTCACAGTTGTGTTATCAAGATTAATGGTTATTGTATCTGTATTGCTTGCAACTGAACTCAATCCAGTGCCACCAGCAATTGTTAATACATCTAAGCCTGAGGTAATTGACTGGATATTTCCACTATCACCACCAACACCAAATGATGTTGAAATATTTGCAATTGTGTTGTTTACATTTGAAATTGCATTGTCTGTGTATGTTGTAGCATTTGAGTAAGAATTGCTTACATCTGTATTGCTAGCAATATTTACATAGGTAGTTCCATCGTTAGTGAATGTCCACTTGTCTGATGTTTCGTTCCAACGTATTTCAACGTTGTTTGAAGTACCGCGCTCAATTTCAATTCCAGCATCTGCTGATGGGGATCCAGTAACACTTGAATTAAGAAGGACTTTATTATCCTCAACAGCTAATGTCTCAGTATTTAAAGTTGTAGTGTTACCCTGTACAGTAAGGTTTCCAGTTACAGTCAGATCCTGACCTATCGTAACATTAGAAGGAAGACCAACTGTTACTGCTCCATTTGCAGCTGAAACTTCAACCTCATTAGCTGTACCTGTAAGTGATGTTACTCCCGCACTTGCAAAGCTGATAACACCAGTTGAAGAGTTGTATGCAAGTTCTGATCCAGAAACGCTAATTGTTGCCCTTGCATTTGCGGAAAAGTCAGAAACTTGGCTAGCAAGAATGCTAATTGCATTTTGTGATGCTGCAGTTAAGCGGCCTTGTGCATCAACCGTAAAGCTAGCTGCGGTGTTTGCATTGCCGTATGAACCGCCAGTTACTGCTGTATTGTCAAGATTAATTGTAATAGTATCTGTATTGGATGTTACTGATGTTAAACCAGTTCCACCCAAAATGCTGAGAGTATCTGAACCAGAAGTAATCGTCTTGCTTGTTCCAGAATCACCAGCGACTTCAAATGAAGTAGCTACGTTTGCGACTAAGTTAGCAGCGTAGTTTTGAGCATTTGTTTGAGCAGTTGAAGCTGAGCCATAAGCATCGTATGTATTTGTTGTTACTGAAATTGTTGGAGTCGAACCTTCTCCGCTGTTATTAGCCAAGGTAATTCCAGTACCGGCAACAAGTGACTCAACATATGAGCCAATAGTATCTGTTGAAAGATTTACTGCGTCGTTGATCCAAGCTGAGCCATTATAACGAAGGAAGTCTCCATTTGCTGGAGAAGAAAGACTAACATCGCCTAGATCATCAATTGATCCGATTGTAATCGTTGATCCAGCTACTGCTGCATATACACCGACTCTAACTGAGTTAGTCGATGGAGCAGAAGAAAAATCTAATTTTACTGTTCCAGTTGTTGTTGCTTCCCAACGAACATCAATAACTTCATATGGGCTAACAGCATTGCGCGCAACAACTACAACGTCTCTAGTTCCAAGGTTGTGTGAAATTGTATAATTTGTTGCAGAGCCATCACCGATTGTTGCAACATAAACTGTACCAGCTAAACCAGTGTCTGTGTCAGGAGTAAACTTAGTTCCATCAAATTTTAGAACTTGGTTAGTAGTGGCTCCATTTGTGCTAATCTCAACTCCGTTAATAAATAAAGTTGAGACATTTGCCTGAGTAGTCTGTATGGTGGATGGAAGACTTAGTGTGTAAACTCCAGAAGTTGTGTTGGATGTTACAGAAATTTGATTTGCAGTACCAACAACATTGGATATTAAATTAATTCCGTATTACAGCGTTGGCTGTTTTATTCTTGTAGAATAACTTACCATCAACAACGTTGATTGCTAATTCGCCTTCAGCCAAAGAGCTTGGTACAACACCAGTTTCGTCTGATCTTCTTATTAAGAGCGTATTATTTACCGCAAATTTAGATCCGCTATAAGCCATTAGCTACCTCTTTTTTATTAAACTAGTTCCTATTCTATAGTAATGATACCATAATTATTAAATAGGTCAAAATAAAAAATATCTTTACCACTTACCAAGTGGACAGGTAGCATTTTGTAGTTTAACTTTCATTTTCATGAAACAGCCACATTCTTTACATTGATGAGTAACCGGCAGCAGTCTATCACAATCCAGGCATGTATTATACCTAGACTCGGATTCTTCATCTGAAGATTGTGGCGCATTGGGATTTAACATGTCCCATGGTCGTGTTTCGCCTAACTTAGTTTTATACTCTTTCCAAGCGCTCATGCTGGCGGGCTATAAACGCCATCCGAATATGTCCAACCAATATAGTGTGGGCCAATCAACGGATCAACCATTCTATCTACGTCTGCTTGTGGGACTTCGACAACAATTGGATTAGAGCGAAGTGCGGCAATTGCTTGTTCAGCTCTATAGTCGTATCCGTGAAGCCATGCTACTTCACCATCAACAATAAAAGCAAAGACTGTTGGTTTGGGGGTTTCTTCTGACATTATATCTCCTTATACTGATGGGCAACAACTACTTGCCACAGTTGAACTTACGCAAAAACTACTACATGTTGCGTAATATACTATACCACAGTTATCGGTACATGATTGCTGACTGTATGAATAGCAGTCCAAATTATAAATACGACAGCCTGTTGTACAGCCTGGCATACCACAACCAATTACGTTACCAGCGCAGGCTGTAGCACCAGTAAACGTAGCAGTTCCGCAGGGTGGAGTGCAACCAGCTGGAGCACAAAAAGATGGTGGAAAGTATGGAGGGAAATAAGGTGGGAAGAATGGACTATAAATAGTGTAATCAATTGCAGTATTTAAAATTGAAACAGTTGTATCCGTGATTGCAGATACTAACTGGTTTTCAAGGCTTGGATTGTCGGTGTTGACTGTAGATACAGTTCCTACTCTAAATCCAGCATTAGTTATTGTTGTATTGGCATTTGATGCGGTGGTTCCGTGAGCTTATAGCTGGCTTGCTATTGCGCCTTGATCCACCCGAGCTACCTGCTGGAATTGTCATAAAATTAAACCTTCAAGTCTCCTAATACAATCCACTGATTTGTATTAATCTTTACCATTGTAGCAGATGACCATTGGGCACGAAGGTTGGCTGTATTTGCCGTGCCTTGTGGAGTGCAGTTTACTGTAACTCCGGATGCCCCTACAATTTGAAGAGCTCCCGTTCCAATTTGAACAACATCAATTCTGTCTCCAATTGTAAATGGAACTGAGGAGTTTGCTGGTATCGAAAGCGTCATTCCTGTTGAAGCATTCATCGTGATTAATTTGCCAAGGTCTCCAATAACTAGTGTGTAAGGAGTCGATGTCTGAGCGTTGAGTTGTGATCTGAATCCAGCTCTTGCAGGACCTTCTTGAAGAATAGTTGGACCCACTGAGTTAGCAGCAACTGTAGCTGCTTCTCCAGTGTAGTTGGTGGCAGAAAGAACTTGTGTGCCTGCTATTTTAATAACTTTACCAGAAGCTAAATCTATATCTTCTGATGAAGTCCAAGATGATGTTGAGTTGTTCCAAGTTATTGATTTATTTGTAGAACCAATTAAAGTTATTCCGCCACCGTCTGCAGCAGCGTTAGTCGTTACTGATCCTAAAACAATATTTTTGTCTTCAACTGTCAGCGTTTCAGTGTTTAGGGTTACAGTGTTTCCTTCAACTACTAAGTTGCCGCTTACCGTTAGGTCACCAGATATTGTTGGGTTAACCGTACTTACCCAAGCTGATCCATTGTAAACTAAAACACTATTAGCAGAAGCACCAGTTGCAGACACATCGCCAACATCATCAAGGGTATTAATCTGAGGTATGTTTGCGTTTATCCAATTCGATCCATCCCACTTTAAGAATTGATCTGGTGTTGCGCCAGTTATTGCAACATCGCCTAAATCAGTTATGGAAGCTGTTCCTAGTGCTGTAGTATGGTCAAGAGCATTGTGTCTCGTCGTATTTAAGTATTGAGTGTGATCATCGTCTCCAAGACCACTCATTGAGCCATGATCTGAAACTGGCGTAGTTGGTATTGCGCTACCTGAAGAAACTATTCTTCTAAGATCCCAGATACTTGTAAAGGCAGTTTTTGGAGTATTTGTATAATTATTGGATGTGTAATAAATTATCTTATAAAGTGGTCTAAATTCAAATATTGGGAAACCATCTAGATTAAGATCTTCCCAAACTGCGTCTTCTGCTAAGTTAGTTGAACTGTAACTATTTTGACCCAAAATACAAATTATTGGTTCATTTAAATTATTAGTTGCAATAATCCAAGAAATACCCCATCTGTTATTATCAATATCTGTAGTGGTCCAAGACCCACCAGTGTATTGGTTGTATTTAGCTCTTGCATTATACTTAAGTGGGAATTGAGTTGCAGTATCTTTTATCCAACCACCATTAGACCCGCTATGATAGTAAACTGGTATGTACGCTCCATTTTCTAATCTTTGCTCCCAAGTATTAGATGTTGGAGTTGCTGAGTGAGATATGTCTACTTGCAAATCTTCGTCAAAAAATGTTCCACCAGCAAAACTTATTTGAGCATCTGTGTTGAGCGTTCCATCGCCAATCAAAGTATAGCCTGTGGCACCAAGACCAGATGCTATCGCCGCGCCACGTGTACGGTGCAAGTATTCGTGAGTCGCCCAGTCCATGGTAATTCCATGGCGTTCGTCTGCAAAGAATACTGCTTCAGCAACTGTTGAGTTCCAGTATATATATGCAACTGGAGCTTCATTTTCTAAATCAAAGAACGAAGTCTTGTAGCTTAAAGTTCCACTTGAATTATAATAAACATAATATATTCCAGTAGTGTTTGGTATTTCTACATATTCGTTTGCTGATTTTACAAATCTTTTACCAGCACACCAGATAACATGGCTTGTCGCAGAATTTGGTCCACCTGGCTGTATGTAGAATCTGCGGTTATTATTATTAAAAGATATTTGACTGTCATCTTTATTTTCATGACCAGTTGGCTCATTTGTTGGCAAGGTGCTATTAACCCAAGCTGATCCATTATATTGAAGAAATTCACCATTAGCTGCAGAGGTAATTGTTACATCTGAAACATCATTGATGTTATTAACTTCGCTTATAGCTGCGCCAATCCAAGCTGATCCATTATATTTAAGGAAATGACCATTAGTAGCTGAGTTAGTACCTTGTACATCTGCCAAATCATTAAGATACATAGCGTGTGAAACCCAGTAAGATCCATCTCTAAAAAGAACATCTCCTGATGAAGCACTTCCGGTTATAACATCTGGTAATTGATCAAGAGAAGATATAACTATCGATGCTGTAGAAACGTCACCAAATACCAATACTTTTGCTGATCCAGAAGCAGGGGGTGTTTCAAAATAAACTTTAATCTGAGTACTACTAAAAACTTCCCAAAGGACATTGACTACTTCAAAATTATTACTTTCATTTTTTTTCATTACAACTACAAATGGTTCATCTGTGCTAAGTCCATGCGTAACTGTAAAGGTAAGATCTGAACCATTGCCAACTATTTCTGTGTATTGCACTCCAGTTGGTATAGTTAAATCCAAAGCTGATTTGGCTACCCATGTATTTGTATTGCCATCAAATGCTAATAACTGTCCATTACCCGCTAAAGCAACGTTGACATCGGTTAAATTATCTAATGCAATGTTAGCGGAAATTGTTGGAGTTGCTCCTTCGCCAGAGTTATTGGTTACGGTTATTCCAGTTCCAGCTACCAATGATGAAACATAATTTCCAGTTGTATCGGTGCTAAGATCGATTTGATCATTGACCCACGCTGAACCATTGTACTTAAGATAGCTATTAGCTAAAGAGGTATTAATAGTTACATCTGATAAATTGTCTACACCAAATAAAGCTAATTGGTTATTGGTATATATAGTTGCATTACTGTACGCCGTTGCAGCTTTTGTAGATGCATCAGTTGCAGCATTTGATTCTGCTGCTGAAGCTGCACCGTATGCATCGTAAGTGTTTGTGGTAACTGCAATTGTTGGTTGAGCTTGCTCACCAGAATTATTGGTGAGGGTTATACCAGTTCCAGCAATTAGTGATGCAACGTAATTTCCTGTTGTGTCGGTACCAAGTGCCACTGAGTTTGCAGTGACATATGCGTTTAACGTTACGTTTGCGCCGCCGTCAATTAAAACATTTCCTTCAAGATCTCCACCTAAAGTAATTTTTCTAGGAGTTGTCCATCCAGCTGATGTTCCACTGATGTTCATGGCACCAGTTGCTGGGAGGCTTATGACAATGTTTCCGGTTGTTGAAGTTACATCTATTTCATTTGGTGTGCCAGTAATGCTGTTGACAAATGTAGGCTTATTGAGAATATTATCCCAATCTATTTTGGCTGCAAGTTCTCCAATTGATCCAGAAAATACTTCTGATGTATTTGTAGCGTCTGGAATAAAAGTAAATTTTCCAGATGAATCATCAAATCCAAAAAATCCAACTTTAGCAGCTGGTGTAGCTAATGAGCTATCATACCAACGGAATTCAATACCACGGTCTTTATTATCGTCAACTGTTGGTGTAGTATTTCCACCAAGTGTAATGATTGGATCTTTTATTGTAGTTACAGTTGACTCAATTACAGTTGTATTTCCTAGTACAGTTATATTATTAACTGTTAGATTTTCTTCAGTTGTAATCGATGTACTTGATTCTTGTAACAAGTTTAGCGAAGAGTTAACTAAGTTGCCATCACTATCTACATAGTAGAATATTCTGTTAATTGGATCAAGTGCTATTTGTCCTTGGGTAATACTTGGTGTTGCCACTATAAAACCTTTCTTTTTATTTAGAAGGTTCCACCATCAAATGTGATACCATCGAATGTTGTCAAGTTAGAAATAGATCCACCTGTAATTGTAACGTTGTTTGAATTTTGTGTTGCAATAGTTCCAACACCAATAGTCGTTCTCGCTGCTGCGGCATCTGCGTCATCTACCAAGCTTCTACCAAATGTGGTAAATGTGGCTAGTTCTGCAGTGTTTGCTCCTGTAAAATATGGCAACTTGTCAGCTGCTGAAGTAAGGCCAGCTATTGCTGCAAGTTCTGGATCATAAGCTTGAACGTCAGTTCCTATAGCTAGACCCAAGTTAGTTCTAGCTCCTGATGCATTTGTTGCACCAGTGCCGCCGTATGCAATGGCTATTGTTCCTGCGCTCCAGGTGCCTGAGGTGACATTGCCTACTGAAGTTAGACTTGAGTTTACTACACTTGATGCTAATGTTGTATTTGATAATACTTCAAATGTTCCTATTTTTAGGACTTTTCCAGCAGCTAAATCTAAATGTTCAGATGATGTCCAAGAATCTGTTGCATCTACCCAATTAAGAGTTTTATTTGTTGAACCAAGGATTGTAATGCCAGCGCCATCAGCAGATACATCTGATGGTGAAGCAACGTTTGAAAGAACAATATTTTTATCTTCAACAACTAATGTTGCCGTGTTAAGGGTTGTTGTATTACCTTGAACAATCAGGTCGCCAGTTACTGTAAGGTTATTTGGAATTGTTACGTTAGCTGGGAGACTTAATGTTACAGCTCCAACTCCAGAGTTTGAAACTGCTATTTCATTTGATGTACCTGTCAAACCAGTAACAAGATTTGTTCCCCTATCGCTAATTTGTGAAGCAGTTACCGATATTGCAGTATTGCCTGCGGCTGTTAAGCGACCTTGAGCGTCAACTGTGAATGTTCCAACAGTTCCTGCGCCACCGTATGAACCAGCCGTCACTGTCGTGTTGTCAAGATTTAGTGTAATGGTGTCAGTTGCACCTGCAACAGAACTTAGTCCAGTGCCACCAGAAATTGTTAAAGTGTCGGTGCCTGAAGTGATTGTTTGACTTGATCCAGAATCGCCTGAAACTGTAAATGATGTTGCCACGTTTGCAACAATATTGCTAACGTTAGCTACCTGTTGGTCAACATAAAGCTTTGTTGACGCGTGTGTGTTGGCTGTTGGTGCTGGGACAATAACAGCTCCAGAAAACGTTTTATTTCCAGTCAGTGTTTGTGAAGTGCTAAGTGATACGAATGCACCAATACCACCAATAGCTGGAATATTATTTGCATTCCCGTTACCATCATCTCCAAAACCGTAGTAAAGGGTGTTGTCGGCTTCGTTAAATGCTAACTCTGCGTTTTTTAAAGAGCTTGGTGCTCCAGGAGCGCCACTGGCTACTCTTCTTTTAATTCTTAAAATATTAGACATTTAAAAATTTCCTCCATCAACAAGATCTGACTCTGCATAATTGACCCATTGAGATCCGTTGTAACGTAAAATTTGCCCACTAGCAGCTGAGTTAATAGTAACATCAGTCAAACCATTTAAAACTGATTGAGTTGAAATATTTGTTTCAGCTGCAATTATTCTATCTTTAACTGTCAAGTGTGATCCTGCCGGATTCAGCCCTATAACTGTCTGCAAGGCCTCTACGGCATCATTGATGTCCGTATGCTGTTGATGGTGAGGAACAGTTGTAGAATCAAGTCTATCGGTTGAGTTTGGATTGACAAAGTTATCTAAAGATGCTGGGTATTGAGTAGCCATATTTTTCCTATAATGATAGTATTTTACTAACTGTGTTACTCCAAATAATAGTAATTGAAGAACTAGAATTAGTACCGTTGTATGGTAAACCTGCTGAAGAATCTATATAAAAAAACAATCTTGAATTAGCATCAGTGCTACCTACCTGATAGCAGATGATTGCATCGAAGTAAGAGCCGTCGTGCATGACTGTTAAATCACTTGCGTCTAACACGCCATTACTGACTGTTATTCCGCTGATGTTTCCAGTTCTTGTTTTTATAGCTAATGCTGGAATATTAGAAACAAATTCGTCGTTTACTGCATTAATGGAATACAGACTTTTGTCGACTAGCAACAGTGCGTATTGGGAAGCTGAGGTGTTTATTAATCCTGTTAAAAGGCCGGTTTTAGCTTTGCCATAAACTAAATTGGCCATTTTTAAACACCAACATCTTTAGATATTATAATCCTATACTTGTATCCACTTTCAAAATATTCCTTGTCTTCAGTGTAATATGCGGGAGTTGCGTCAGACAGTGACGGGAAGTCAATAAATACTTCTGGCTTCCATGAATGTAATTGAACTAAGGTAGATATATTTTCCCATCTTGATGGTGTTCTTTGTATCTTTTTTCTTTGGCATTTAAAGTAAGTGTTGTTTAAGTAGTTTGATGCCGGTCTTGCGTTGAATACTACTACTGCTCTTCCTAAATTAAAATCATTTCCTAAATAAAAATCTCCATTTACTGGGTATACTTCAGAAACAAAGAACTCAGGGTTTTTAGCAAGTATCTGAATGCTTGTATAGGCGTCTGTTCTTACTGACTTGTCTTCAACCAAAATCTCTGTAACGTCTGGGGCTCTAACTGAAGAAAATGATGACGGAGTTGCGTCATCGCCCTTCCAGATAAATGAAACCTGCTCTTCATCAATTGATTCATTGACGGCATCAAGAAAATTGACTAGTCTAATTAAATATTCTTGGTCAGACGCAAGTTCTACTTGGTCATCCCAGTAAAGTCTTAATGTTCTTGAAATTTGATTATAATCTACTAAAGTTTGAATGCTTGCAAATGGATTTGAAACAACAGATGGTGTTGCAGAATTTGTTTGAACAATAAAGTTTTCATTTTTTAAACTACTAATTTTAATTGTTTTTCCAAACTTAATTACCACCATGTTGACATCAATGGCAACTACGCTGTCTATTAAGGGAAGTGACACAATATTCTCCTTGTGAAAAAACTAATTAATTAGTAACGAACTTTAGCCATAAAAGCAACAAGGGACGGCTTTCGCCGTCCCTTGCCACTTAAGGCTAGTAACTATAACTATCCTAAGGCTTTGATTATGCCATCTCGTTTGTGACTGATACTTCGTAGTTACGAGCAAGTCTAACGTTCTTAGCAACAGTGATACCTTCACCGTCGCCAAGCATTACGATGTCATAGCGCTCTTTCATCTTCATGGCGCGGATGTCACGAGTTGGATCATCAAACTGATCGGTGCTCATTTCATCCTTAACAAGAAGCGTTCCAACCTCATTGCGGTCGATCAAGAACAGGTCTGACATAGCTGGTGTTACACCACTCTTAGCAGTAAAGCTTACGAATGGTGATACGATTACGTTCAAGCCCATAGGAGCGGTGTTGTTTAGCGCACCTGCTGCTGAGTCTGGACGGTAACCCCAACTTGTGTTAACTGCTGCTGCTGATCCACCAGTGTGGAAGATGGCATCCTTGAGGAATACCGACCACATCAATGGGTGCAGAATGAAGTCCGTTGGGACATGATTTTCTGCCATCAAGACAGCTGCCATATCAATAACATCGTCCCAAGTGATGGTCTTGTTGGCTGCGCCATCAATTCCACGGCCGGTTGTGTCATCGTATGAACCGCTTTCGTTGTCAAACACAATTGTTGCTGCATCCTTGAAACGACTGAGGGCAATTTGTTCCTTCAAACGGGCCATTGCACGACCTGCTGCGCGAACATGAAGACCAACGATGTCCCAGAGGGAGTCAGCAATGACTTCCTCGGTGAAGGAGAGCTTAACGCCCTTCTTCGAGACTTTGCCTTCAATCTGCTTAGCAAATGCGAGTGCCTGTTCTGGGTACTCTTGTCCTTCAGGAATTTCGGCTGCTTGAATTGCGTTAACAGCTGGGAACTCCAAGGAGCGTCCCTTTCCTAGGCGCACTGTCGAAAGCAATGGAGTCACGAGTAACTGTGGCTCTGCTGCTTCCTTTAAGGTACGAGAGATGACCTTAGGAAAGAGTGCTGCTGCGTCAGCTGACGCAAAAGCCTCTTTGATGGTCACTCTGTTGTTTTCGTCTATGTGTCCATCCTCGGTTAGTGCAGTCTCCCATGCTGGGAGACCCGAGAGGAGCTCTTGGATTGTCTTGCTCATCTTAGGAATATTCCTCCTGTGTTATTTTCTATTAAAGTGTTAAATTGACGCGGAATGCACCAATAACATTGTTTACATCCAGATTAGAACGGATACCCAGCTTACCTGAGAACGATCCTGAGCGGGTGAGCTCGTAAACCGTCTTCAGTGCACCTGGATCTGATGGCAACTGCATGTATGAAAGCAGACCGTCATCAAAGTTGGTAGCAAATTTCTCTACCTCAATAACCTTACCAACCTGGAGGTAAGGATTTGTACCACACAACGTCGTTGTTAACGACACTGGGCGACCCATATGGTCAGCTCTAATTAAAGAACCTACCGTTACATCATCATTTACCAATGAAACCATTGGATACTCCACGTAACCACGTGCGATAAAGCCTGCACCCTGTGAGGTACCCTTATCGAATGGACGGTAGAGGTCATACTGTGCTACACCGACTGGAACTGACAAAGCAGCAACAGTAACAGTGTCGGTTGCACCCGAGCTGTAAGCTGGAGTTGCACCGTTCAAAGGATCCCACGATGCTGGCATCGCGTCACCCCAGGTAACGCTTGAGCCTGAACCGTTTGCAGGTACAATTCTTGCATCACCGTTTGCGTCAGCTACTACTGAAAGAATGGTGCCCTTGGTGATAACGATCTCGAAACGATCATCTTCACTGTCGAGGTACCAAGTTGGAAGGCCCTGTGATGGAAGCAAGTATGCTGCTGGGGCAATACCCTCAGAAACTACAAAACGACCAGCACCGGTTTTAGTGCCTACTTTACGAAATTTTGCTAATGACATTTAAGTTCTCCTTAAAATATTTGTTTGTTTAAAGTTTACGACGACCCATGAGAGCATCTACAAATACTTGCTCTGGGGCATTGACAACCTGCTCTTTTGACTCTTGGTCTTCTCTGTCGATTGTGATGACATTGTCTTCACTTTCAACAGCTTCGATTTCCGAGCTGATTTCTGGCATGGTGCTTTTAGCCTTTTTAGCTACTGGCAATCCAGCTAGATCTCTTAGAGAATCAGCCAACGAAGATGCAGTGCGCTTTACGTGCTCTGCAATTGACTCTTCTCTTGATTCAGTTGACTCAATACCGGCTGCAATTTTTGTATCCACAACTCTCTCTGCGAGAGTTCTGTGTAATGCGCTCTTGAGTTTTTGATTTTCTTCTTCAAGCAATTGAAGCTTCTTACTTGCGTCATCGGCATCTTGCTCAGAAGCTTGTTCTGCGCCAGTGAGCTCTGCTTTTGGCTCTTCAATTACTTTATTTTCTTCAGCAACACCAGCATCTACAGATTCAACAGCCTTTAATTCAGCTTGTTCTTCTACCGATTCTGGTACCACTTCAGATCCTTGTGCGTCTGCGTCAGAAGCTGGTTCCGCAGCATCTGCTGCTGCGCCTTCTTCTGGCAACGCTTGTTCAGCTGACTTGTTCAAGTCTTCAATTTTTGAAGAAAGAAGTTCAACCAATGATTCTTCGTTAAGTTCTTTTGCGTGCTGCAATGCGACAACCAATGATGCCATTAGCTCTGCGTTGCTCTTTTCCTCAACTTCTGGTTTTTCATCTTGCGATGCAGCTGCAGCCTCTTCTACTGGCTCTTGGGTTTCCTGAGCCGAAGCTGTAGCAATCGTTGAGAGATCTTGGCTAAGGCTTTCTACAGCAGCCAAAACATCTTCATTTTGAAGGCTTTCTTCCATTTTTGAATTCTCCTCATGATCTTCTTTATTATCATTCTCATTAGATAGTAATGAGTCGCTATTGTATTTGTAATTTTCACTTTCATGAACAGCAACAGCCGTAAGGAAAGAGCCCTTCAAGTGTAAATAAAGTGGTTTAGATTCTTTAGATTTTAAGCCTTTTAGAATAGACTTATGTTCCTCTACTGAATAAATATCTTCCTCATCCATACTGAGTACAAAAGCAGAGCTTTTTGCTATCCAGCCATCAGATGAATTTTCTACTTTAACATCTCCAGATGAAGATTTTCTTACTCCAGACTTAGAGTCTGCTGGTTGATTTACAAAAGAATATTCCTTAAAGGAAATATCCTGCATGTCCACAAAAGCAAGCTTGCCCTTGTAGACTTGACCTCTTTTAAACTTTTGAGCTTTTGGTCTTCCATCGGCGCTTTCTGCCGCAAGATCATCACCAGATATTGAGCATACTGCTTTGCCGGCTCTACCGCCTACTGATCCTGTAAGGTATCTCTTGTCCAAAACTTTTTGGATTGCAACTGGATCAGTTATTGCCACTTGCAAACGGACAAAAGCAGAACCGTCTTCTTCTTTGTCCATCTTTGCTGCCATAACACGGCCAATTGGCTCTGAGTTAAGATCATGATTTAAAATAATTGGCTTTGGATAAGGTTCTACCCAAGACTGAAGTGCTTTCTCTAATTCTGCGGCAGAATAGTTATTATAGTTAGCAGTTAGTCCGTTCGTGTATTGCTGCTACCTCAATTATGAGGCCTTTGTTTGAGTTATCAGATTCTGAAAAATTCAGATCTACATCAGCAAAGTCTGGCAGTTTCACCATAAAGGTTTCGACAAAGTTAAAAGCCATCTAATTCTCCGTTTTTTAAAATCTGTATCTATAGTAAATTTGTTTTTATAACATTAAACAATTTTATATAAAGATATCATATTTTTGCCATGTTTTCAAATGTTACAGAAATTCTTGGGTCACCCGTCTCTGTGAACGGTTTTAGCATCTCTTCGTGCATTATGTGCGGAGCATAGATGTAGGATGCTGAATAAAGCTCTGTAAAGCCTTTTTTATGTGCCTCTGCACACCAACCTAAATCTTCACCCTGTGAATGGAATACGTAGTCTACGTTATTATAAATTTCTTTTGACATCATTTTTGCTGCCATAATAATATCTGCTTTGAAATAAGTGCCCAATGGATAAGATCTAGCTCTATTTGCTTTTTCACCTTTTTCACCTATCCATGTCATAACGCTTGGAAAGTCTGTTCCTACTGGAGTCATAAACATAAGTGGGCTTACAGCATCTGCCCCATCTTTTATGTGACTAATCAATAATTCTATTGTAGATGAATTATGAATAATAATGTCTGAATCCAGGCTGAAAAAATAATCAGGTTGATGTTTTCTAACTTCTTTAAGAAGAGTATTTCTTAAATCAACCATATTATGATATTTTGACATTGTCCATTGTCTAGACTTTGGATCATGAGTATGATGCGCTACATCATCTTTGATTACAACATCAACAAAGCCAACTTTTTTCTTTGAATATTCTTTCCACCTATTTATGAGTGAAATAGTTCCTTCATCAGAAGAAGATACCACAAATACAAAACCTACATCATCAAGAGGAATTGACTGTCTTTCGATAGCCATTATCCAATATGGAAAAATCCACTCTCTTTTATATATAGGACAGCCTATAATTAGTTTCATTTTTCTTCAGTTGTTTTTGTTTCTTTTTTGACAGTTGGCTTAGCGACAGGCTTAACTTCTTCTTCAACAACTTCTTCTTGAGCCACTTCTTTTGCTTTAGGCTGTTCTTCTATCTTAGGCTCTTCTTCAATGACTTCATCTTCGCCAAATTCATCTTCAATTGAATTGAACATATCCATGATTCCATTGATTACATCAACAAGAATTGTAAGAGCCATTCGGCTTTGTCCATTACCTACTGCTATTTCAAAACCTTTTACTGCGTCTTCTTCTCTAAGATACTGCTTTGAAGTATCTGATGTAATTATAAACGGCATTATTCCTCACTCTGTATCGTTAACTCTGATTGCTCTATCTTAACATCATATTGCTCTTGGAGCAAGTTCTCAACAGTATTAATCCAATCTGGATCTGATCTCTTTATATTTGGAGATGTTTTCTTGCCGCTTTGGTTTTGTGGTCTAATAATATTATCAACGCCTTTTCTGTTTGAAGGAAGATTTCTAGAGCCCTTTTTTGCTGGCTGCTCTTTATTATCAACCGATGGAGCTGCAGGCGGATTAGCTGCAGCTTGGGCATCAATAATATCTTTTTGCTGATTAGTTTGAATTGCACTAAATAGATCATCCATTTGTGCTTCTGGGTCAATTCCCATTTCAGTTCTTGCCTCAGTTAATGTAATTAATGAACTAACATATTTTTGTATAATATGAGTTTCTTTTTTAACCTGTGTGTCTGTATCTATTTCATTAAACTTAAAATAGCATCTGTCAGACATCGATGTTTCCAGCGGATTTTCAATTGGATCAAATCCACCCTCAAATAGTAGTTCGTTAAAAATATGAAGTCTCACCATTTCAGCAAACTGCTTTTGGAACTGCTTTACCTTGTCATACAGAGATGTATCTAGTCTTTCAGACATTGATCTATTGCCACCATTCATTGTCATGCCAAGGTGATGTGGTGCAACTCCTAAACCAACAGAAACTCTTTCTTTAAAGTGCTGTAGATAATTAGTTGCATCAAGCCCTTCTTTACCAACTCCGATTACATCCACATCATGTCTGTATGGAAGAATTAGTCCACCCTCTGATCTTAGGTTTTCTATTTCAGCAGCTGCTTTTTCTATTTCATCAGGCTCAGCTGGTTGATCAGCGGTGCCAATAACATATTTATAAAGCGGGAATAATTCTCTGTGTACTAGATTTTGTATATCTTCTTCCATTTGTCGAAGAGCAACAACATCGTCCATGGCATTTGATAGGAACGGCGTACCAAATGCTCTGCCTGGTTTTCTATCAAAGAACAAATGGATTACTCTATCAGCTGACCACACTGGGTCTCTGTCTGTTGGAGTATAGGTTAGTGGATCTGTTCTTTGCAGGTAGGTCTTTGGTCTATTGTATTTATCTCTAAGAATTCTTACTTGCTCAGTAGGTATTAAATAATAACCCACAATTGGTTGACTTGCTCCGAGTGGATTAAGTGTTCTTGGGAAATATTCGTTCAATTCTCCTCTTGCTTTTACAGCAAAAACATTTGAGAACTTTATTAACTGATCTGATAGGTCAATCAAGAAATCAAGAAATGGTCTCTTCATTGCCATTTCCATGTAATCTATTCTTTGATATAGATAAGAAACAGCTTCCTGATTTTCGCCAACTATTTTCCAACCCTCTTTCCAAAAGAGATCCTTGTACTTAGATATAGCTTGCTTTACATAGGAGTCAGTATCTACTGCCTGCAAGATTCTTTCAAAGTCATATGGAGAAGGTTCAAAGTTGCTTCTACCTTCATAGAAGTAACTTGTCCCCTGATAGCCAAGAGCCAAGGACGCAACCTTGAAAATTTTACTTATAGACTTTGAGTCTTCTGGATTTATCTTCTTGGCAACGAAGTCTGCTTCAGACTCTTTGTTGCGAATAGGAAAATACTTTTTAATAGCCATTATTTAGCCGCCTAAAATACGAGGGAATACTAATATATAGTAGACCTGTATATTAATTTAATTAGCTTCTTGGGTTAAGCTACTAAGAGTTTTCTGAAGAATAACGTTTTTTACCCATTCCAGCCAAAAAACAGTATCAGACTCAGGGAAATCACTCTTGTAAGATACGTTAGCTTCCGAAATTGAAACTTCAATTTTAAACTCTTTTTTAGCTTCTTGTGCTACTACTTCTTCGCTCATAATTTTGTCCTTTTTTTAAATAATAATTTATATTATAGCAGAAAATATTATACTGTTTCTGATGGTGGAACAAATTGACCATCTACATATGTCCAACCAAAACCAACTGTTGGCTCCATTAACGGAATTAATTCTTCTGGAACTTCTATAACTTTTGGATCTGATTTCATTGCTGCAACAGCGCGTTCTATCACATTGGCCATAAAATGCAAATGTCCTACTTCTCCGTCTATGACGTATGCGAAACATGTTGATGGCATTCTGTTGTGGGTCATGGTTTCTCCTGTCTAGAAAACTATTATATCATATGCATGTTATTGACATACTGTCGGAGCAGAACAACTTCTTGTAACAACAGTTCCAGAGCATGTGACGCCAGCACAGGTACATCCAGCTGACGCTGAACAGCTACTGACATAATAGTCATAAGTATTATATCTACATCCATCCCAACATCCTGGTCCATTGCATAAAAGCTCAACACCGCAAGCTTCAGTATAAGTTGCGCTATTTGTGCATGAGCATAGTGGGTCTGGTGTTGGATTATTCGTGTCTGTAGAACCAGACCCAGTGCCACTTCCACCGCTGCTAGTTCCTCCACCTATTGTCAAAGGATACTGAGTTCCATTTATGACTATATACGGAACTCCTGATTCTATTTTAAATTCAAATCTATCAGTTTCAGAATATTGGTACCTAACCCCATCTGGTTGGATAGAAAGAGCATAATCAGGTCCACTACCGGTCCTGGACCACTTTGCAAAATAAGCATTATACTGTGCGTCAGCAATGTAACCTGGCGATACACCAGCGTCAATATGAATTTCGCCTGTTGGACCACCAGTTTCTAATGATGCTGGGCCTGCACCTGGACCTATCGTCATAGAGCCGTTATAACCAGCTCCAGATGTAAGATTTTCTCCACTAATATCCCAACCAGCTATTTTACCTGCTGTGGCTTTTATTGTTCCCTTTACTTCAAGAGCGTCAACGCCATTATAAAACATGTAATTAGTTGAATTTCCAACCTTGAATATTGGATCTGAAATTGTGTCACCAAACTCACTACTCTTCCAGCGGTTATTTGCATCGATATAAACTGAGCCAGCTCTTATTGTTCCTCTAATTGCTGCTGTTGAGAATTCTGCTCTTCCGTCACCACTGATTACCCAACCAGTTGTTCCAGAAGTCCAAACTCCAGTATTATTATTATAGGCGCCGTTATAATTTGATGATCTTATAATCGCCATATTTGCTGGAGCCACAA